CGTCCATAAGAGTAAAGCACCCCGACATCTCGGGATATACAAGAACAGAAATAATAAGTCCTCTTACCGCTGCGGGGACAACTTTAAGTGTGTCCGATAACAATAATCTAGCAGATGATGATTGGTTTGTTTTAGGGGAAGCAGGCGACGCAAAAGCCGAAGAGTGCGATGTCAACGGGGCAGTGACGAGAGGAACAAGCTTAACTATTACCAACACAACAAAATTCAGCCACGACATTTCTACTCCTCTAACTAAAATATACGAAAGAGGAATAAAGATTTATGGAGCGGCAACTGACGGCGGAGCTGGTACTTTAATAGCCTCTGTGGACGCCAAAGTCGCAACTACAAATCAGCTTGCTGACGCCATAATGATCCAGTGGAATAAAAAATATACCGAATACACTTTAATAAGCACTGATACAACCTACGCTTATTATTTTGTAAAATTTACGGACGGCACAACAGATAGCTCTGCCAGTGATTATGTTTTAGCGACTGGACTTGTTTATAACAGCGTAGAGACTGTCGTCAAAGAAGCCTTATTAAAAGTAAATGCCAAAATAGACCCTGAAGCGGATGGACTTATTACTAGAGAATGGCTATTATCCGTCGCCAATGATTTTCAAGATGAAGTTATAAATTACGAAGTGACTACCCCCGATGGTAGAAAAATATCAAAAGACTGGAGTTGGGAAATCTTTGAAGATGAGACGAGTCTTGCTTTGACTTTAAATGAAAATAAATACGCTTTAAGCGGACTGGCAAGCGACTTAAAATACGAGAATAGTAAAACGGGTCTTTTGAGTGTGAGAATAGGGAGTAGTTTAATTGACTATCAAGACATAAACGAATATGAGGAAGATATGGATGGCATTGTAAGAACGGAAGTAGCAACCGCCGCCTCCTCCGGAGATATAACGCTAGTCTGCGATGATACTTATGAATTTAACGAAGACGGCACAATCTACGCCGGCGCGGAAACAATTACTTATACGGGCAATACAGAAGCTACGGGAACTTTTACGGGCATACCTGCCTCGGGAACCGGCTCCATAACCGACACTATCGCGGTTGATAGCGTAGTCTGGCAAGGAATAACGCCAGGTACTCCAACGAAATACACCATCTTTGACGGCTATATTCTTTTTAATATTCCTCCTGATAGTGATTTTGTCGGCTATAAGATAAAGATAAAAGGAATAAAGAAATTGAGCAGATTAACCGATTTTCCTGATACCCTCGCCATACCTTTTACACACTTGGCTAAAATTTATATTGCCAGTCAAATTGAATACAGAAAAAATAACTCTGTTAATGGAGATAGATTAACTGCCGAATTTACCAGAAAATTGAACGACTTGGCATTAAAAGACAAAATACAAAAAATGGAGTCTTTGACTTATTACCGTTTTGGAGAAGACAAAAATAATCTATTTTAATATGCCGACACCAATTCATCTTACAAGTTTCATTGAAGGAGTGTACACTGATGTTCCAATCATCAATATCCCGCAGAATGCCTTGTATATTCAAGATAACTGCGTAACTTCGCATAAGCTGGGAGCTATCTTGAAGCGTCCGGGTTATCTTAATATTGGCAGTGCTTTACAGGCGAATAAAGGTATCACCGGACTGCATAATTTTAGACAATCGTCGTCGGTACAAAAAATGTTGGCGACAGTAGATGATGCAACTAGCGATGATACACAACTCTTTTATTCTACCGGCGGAGCTTGGGCGGAGATTGCCGGAGCCGAGACTGCTTGGGCAAACAAGGCGGGAATAAATGTTGAGATGGAAGACTTTATAGGTTATTGCTTTTTTGTCGGATACGGCGCGACAGACGGATTTTTACCAAATGGAACTTTAACGGGAACAACTTTTGGCACAACCAACACTACCGATATGCCAACAGCTAAATACATAAAGAGATATAGAGATAAGCTTTATATCGCTAATTGTTATAACGCTGCCGCACAGCCTTACAGAGTTTATTATTCAAGCGTCCCTTCTGCTGGGACGATTTCTTGGACAGTGGCAAGCGACTTTTTTGATGTTGATTATTCGGAAGAAATTACCGGCTTGGGACAAAACTGGGACAACTTGATTGTTTTCACGCAATATTCCGCTTATATGTATAATCAGGACAGCAAAGGCAAGGTGTGGGACATTGGTTGTTCTAACCATCGCAACATAAAGAATTACGGGCAGTATATGGTCTGGGCGGATATGAATAATGTCTGGATTTCCTCCGGTGGTTTTCCTCAAGCAATCGGTGGCAGGGTAATAGATTTTATTCGTTCGGCAAATATGGCAAATTCTTTTGCAGAAATTGTTGATGAAGAATATCATCTTTATTTGGGAAATATAACAGTTAATGGAATAAGCTACTCTAACTTAACCTTAATATTTAACTTTCCTACTCAAACTTGGAGATGGTACGAATATTATGACACAATGACAGTCTTCGCCAGATATTATAAAACTGGCGAAAACTATCTTTGGATGGGAGCGTCGGACGGCGATGTTCACGAACTCGCCAAATATACTGATGCTACGCTTATAAATACCGATGATGGGCAACCTATACACTCTTGGTTTCAAACAGGAACGATGTCTTTCGGCGATCCGTCTTCTTTTAAAAGACTGGGAAGAATAATAACTTATGCCGACAGAGCTCAAGGCTTGCAATTAAGAGCGAGAGTTATAGACAGAGGCAATCTTGCCTTAACTGAATTCAAGCCCTTAATACAGATAACAAAGTTTATAAACGAAAAACAAATCAATCCGGATAAAGGATATTTCTTACAAATAGAAGGCTCGGAAAACGGAAGTAATCCATACTGGAGCTTTCTCGGTATGACTATTATGACCGATTTAGATAAACCCGCTAAAAACTAAAAAAATGCCATTTTTGGAAGACTCATCGTTTAATAAATTTCACATTAGACCAATAGAGCTTGGTACTTTTGAAGTTGACGAACAGCAAACGAATACAGACCAATATTTCCCCGACAATGGCATAGGTGGTTATAAGATAGAAAGTTTATCAGTTGCTAAATTAACAGCAGGTTCAATCAGAGTTGATGAATATATTCAATCTACCGGTTTTGTAAGCGGTTCTACCGGTTGGCAGATAAAAGGAGACGGGACGGCGGAGTTTGTAGGCATTACTTTATCGGGTGGAGTTTTTAGATACGGTAAGACTGCTTTTACCGATAGTGTTAATTCGGGATATTATTTTGGTAGCGAAGGAATGTATGTCGGCTCGGCTCTGGACGCTACTCTTTTAAAATTTACAATCGCGACCGGAGCTATTGACCACATTGGCACAATATCATCGCGAAGCACAGCCACAATCGCCTCGGCAATAAATGTAAGCGGAAACCTTATCACTGATATTGTAAATGCTCGTTTAAATTCATCTACTAAAAGCATATTAAGCGACTTTGAGTTTGATTCGGTTGACTACTCGGGTGGTATCAAGTGCGGGACGATAACCTGGAACGCCACCACTGGAGCGATAACGGGCGGAAGCGGTGGAGTCTTCCACAAAGGCGGTTTACTCTTCTCTAACGCAGGTGTAGCGACAATAACGCTAGACGCCACAACTGGAAATGCTACTTTTGGCGGGACGCTTGTCGCAGCTGCGGGGACGCTTGGTTCAATTACGGCTGGTACTTTTACCGGCATTACAATCGCGATAGGAACGGGAGATAATATTTTTAAAGCGGACAGCAACGGAATTTATTTAGGAGACGCTACTTTTGCCGACGCTCCTTTCAGAGTTTCTATGGCCGGAGCTTTAACTGCCACTTCGGCGACAATCACCGGAGCAATTACTGCCACAAGCGGAGCAATCGGCGGATGGACAGTCAATTCCACCTCAATTTATACAGGAACAGAAGACCATAGCGGATATACCGGGAATCCCGGAGATATAACATTGTATTCGGATGGATTAAATTCGTCCATCCACGCTAAAAATTGGTATATAGATACCGCCGGAGTTCTTAATTGTACGGCGGCCGTTGTTTCAGGAGCCATTACCACAACAGCAGGCTCGGTCTTGGACGGAGGTTATCTCTCGGCAAATACTGTCGCCTCGGCTTCCGCTAACCTCGCATTGCGAGGCTGGACAATCACTTGTGCTTTTTCCGCCACTGACTCTGATACTGTCGCTTGGGGAGCAGGTACATTCACAGCCTCTGACGGCACTGCCTACGCTATCGGAGCAGGCAACACGGGCAATATGGCGGCAAGGACTTATATCTACCTGGACATCGCCGTTTCTACTATTGCCCTACAAACAACAACAACGGCAACTACTGCAGTAGGCAACGGCAAAGTTTTAATCGGTGTTGCAGAAAATAACACAGACGCAACAAGCGACGCTACTTTTCAAATATTCGGAGGCATCGGCGGACAGTCAATCTTGGTTGACTATATCGCCGCCAATTCCGCCTCTACAAATGAATTCGTCTCCAATACGGCACAGATTGCTAACTTAATCGTTACCTCCGCTAAAATTAGCGACTTGGTTGCTAACAAGATTACGGCTGGAACGGGAATAATAAATAATTTAGAAGTTAAGGCTCAAATAAAAGCAGGCTCTGTTGTCGTTCTTCACAACTGCGATACTTATAACGGCAATGGGACTTGGCTGGCGGCTTATGATGCTGAAAGTATTGCAACTGACGCTACTGAATATTTAGAAGGCTCTGGTTCTATAAAATTTAATATTGATGTTTCTAATGGAGCGGAAAATTATGGCGAGATTTATGTTCCGGATATGGCAGTTATTGATTTATCCGCTTATGAAGATATTGGAGTATTTAGATTATGGATATTTTTACCTAGTGTTTTATATATTACGCAAATAAATTTAAACTGGGGAGACGCTGGGGGAGCGGACGGCTGGACAAATACAGCAACAACACAAGCAAATGGCGACGCTTTTGTCAGTGGGTGGAACCAAGTTGAATTTGACTGGGACGGAGCGGGAACCTTTGGAACAGGCGACCCTTCAGCGGTAGGATATTTGGCGGTTAGAT